AAACGACGCAGGGCAGGAACACGCCTACGCGCAAATCACGGCAGGCATCCAAACTGCGGCAGATGGCAGTGAAGACGGGATCCTCGATTTGATGTCATCGGCATCTAATGCCCTGGCGTCAAGAGTCCGGCTTTACAACCAATACGTTGGTATCAATGAACTGTTGCCTGCATATCCGCTGCATGTCACAACCAGTCTGACCGGTACGAGCATTCGGTCTGAGTCCAGCGCAGATGATGCTGCATCTGGTGGTGACATAACGCTGTTTCATCGTCGCGGTGCTACTGGAGCTGGCCAAGATGGCGACATTCTGAGCACGCTGTACTACAGGGGCAAAAACGACAATGCCACTCCTGCCGAAATCGATTACGCAGCGATTGAGGGGAGCATTGTTGACGCGAGCGATACAACAGAAGATTCCGCGCTGAAATTCAAAGTTCGTTTCGCTGGTGCGTTGACCACTGGGCTGGAGATCAACTCCAACACAATCGGTTTTTTTGGCGCGACTGCTGCTGCCCAATCAACGCATGTAACTGACATCACGACAAGCGCATCGTCTGGCTCACTCCCCACCGCTAGTGATACCAACACGATTGCGGACGCTGCTGCTCCAACGAATGCCGAGTTGTTGCAGTATTGCGTGACGCTGGAGGCAAAGGTTGAAGCGCTTCTAGCATTCGCATCTGCCCATGGTCTGATGGCTAGCTCTTAAAGTTACCTCTTAAACTGATTGCAGGTAGTATGGGCTCAATGGGCGAAGGGTATGTCTGTCTCTCCTGGGATTTACAATTTCACGCTCCAACGGCGAGCTAGTTTTTCGCTGGCTTTGCAGTTCAAGGACAGCACTAACGCAGCAATCGACCTTACCGGAGCAACAGTAGCTGCTCAAGCTTGGAGCGAAAAGAGAACGACAAAATATGCAGATTTTGCAGTTGCTTACACGAACCGCACAAATGGTCAAATAACTATTTCGCTTACAGATACTCAGACAACAACCTTTCCTGACAGCTTAAATTATGACGTTTTAGTCACAAGCTCAGGAGGCTCAAAAGATTATTATTTAGAGGGCCAAATTACAGTATCTCAAGGGTACACGGCATGACAACAGTTAATGTAACCACTCAAAAAAACACGGTCACAGTCACAGACGCCAATGGCTCAACCGTTGTAAACACTCCTGTCACCACTGTTGTAACGGCGTCTACGATTGGACCGCAGGGCGCTGCTGGAGCAGGCTTCGAGATAGACGCAACTGCTAAAGTCAACAAAAGCGTTGTTTATTACGACAGCTCAGCCGGTCATTTTGTGGCCGATGACATCTGGACTACAGACACACTCGTTCTTGGGGGCAATTTCTAGGCCATGACCAACACAATCCGCATCAAAAAAAGAGCTGCTGGCGGTGCGTCTGGTGCCCCAAGCAGTCTGGCTCCAAGTGAAATTGCCTATTCAGAAGTTGACAATATTCTGAGCTATGGATTTGGAGATGCAGGAGGAGGAGCTGCGTCAAGTGTGATAAGCATCGCAGGTTCTGGTGCGTTTGCCACTCTGACCTCTAATCAAACGCTGAGCGGGAATAAAACATTCACTGGAACGGTTGATCTAAGTGGGGCCACGCTGAGTGGAAACACCACATTCAGCAATAACCTGATCGTCACTGGTGATCTGACGGTCAATGGAACGACTACGACGATTGACACCCAAACGCTCGATGTCGAAGACAAGAACATCAAAATTGGAAATGTCAGTACCCCTACTGATACAACGGCTGACGGCGGTGGCATCACGCTCTTAGGGGCAACCGATAAAACGATTAACTGGATCAACAGCACTGACTGCTGGACAAGTAATCAGGATTTTGATCTTGTCTCTGGCAAAGCCTACAAAATCAATGGAACGTCAGTTCTGAGTGGTTCGACTCTGGGTTCTGGCGTCACTGGGTCCAGCCTGACCAGTCTCGGCACGATTGGCACTGGCGTTTGGCAGGGGACCACAATTGGTCGTGCTTATGGCGGCACCGGATTGACAGCCGCTCCATCTAACGGCGAATTGCTGATTGGTAATGGAAGCGGCTATTCACTCGCGACTCTGACGGCAGGCTCAAACGTCACGATCACTGAGGGCAGTGGAACAATCACGATTGCATCATCTGGCGGAACAAGCGTTGCGGCTGGTGATGGCATTGACGTTTCTGGGTCAACTGTCAGCGTCGATCTAAAGGCCAATGGCGGTTGCGTCATTGAATCAACAAAGCTAGCGGTTGACTTAGGAGCATCCAGCCTTACTGGAACGTTGGCCGTGGCTGACGGCGGATCAGGTGCAACAACACTCACAGGAATCCTGAAAGGCAATGGAACCTCGGCGTTTACCGCTGCAACGGCTGGAACGGATTACCTCTCAAATGCGTCAACAATTGATGGGGGCACGTTCTGATTTATGACAAACACAATCAAGCTCAAGCGAGGCACGAGCACACCAACGACAAGTGACATTGTTGATGGTGAAGTTGCTGTAGACAAATCCGCGCAAAAGTTATATCTAAATGATGGTGGATCTATAAAAGAAATTGGTGGTGGCGGTGGTGGTAGTGGAACCCCGCTTCGTTATTTGCATGTTGATGGCAGTGGCTCGCAAGCAATAACTACATCTCTAGCAACTGTTGATTTTGATACGACGATTGCAACGTCTGATGCTTCTGATTTCACTGTGGGCTCTGGCGGTGAAATCACTGTTGTCAATGCTGGAACGTATAACATTGAGTACAGCCTTGATGGTGATCAATCATCAGGAAATAACCGCGTAATCGTAACCGGAGTAGTTCAAGTTAATGGGACTACTGTTACAGGCTCGGAATGTTCTGTTTATTCAAGAAACACAGCTGATGGTGATTTTACCGCTGTTGGTTCTTGTATTGCTGTCTTAACTGCTAACGCCGTAGTTCGGGTTCAAGTACAGAAAAATGATGCTGGTATTACAACTTCACTTGAGCTAGATACGTCCGCTCTTTCACTGTTTAGCTTGTCAGGATCTGGCCCGCAAGGCCCGTCAGGCCCGAGCGACATTCCACAGAACAGCCAAACGGGCGCATACACCCTTGTTGCAGGGGATAATGGCAAGCATATTAATATAACTACCGGGGGAGTTACCGTTCCAAGTGGTGTATTTAGTGCGGGTAATGTAGTCTCTATCTTTAATGATAGTGGCAGCAATCAAACAATTACGCAAGGAAGTAGTGTTACATTAAGGCTTGCTGGAACTGCTACAACCTCTGACAGAACGCTAGCTCAGTACGGTCTCTGCACAGTGCTTTGCATTGGGTCAAACGACTTCGTAATTTCAGGAGCAGGTTTGACTTAATGGGCATTCATCAAGCAATCATTGGTGGTTACTCCGCATCGGGTGGTTCCAGTAACCCAACATGGACATTGGTTGATAGCGAATTTAAGCAATCAGTAGGTGCAAGCTTTAGCGTTGATAATGTGCAAACAGGGGATTTTTTGTATTGGACTCAATCGGGAGATGAGGCTGGATCGATTGCAACCCTAACTGGTTGGTCTACTACATTTTCTGATACCGATAACACCCCTGCATTCAAAGAGCAATATAGGGTTGCTACGTCAAATGAAGGTACGGTAACTGTTACAAGTGAATCTGACACCGAAGCAGGAGGTTTGATGGTGTTTAGGTGCTCCACTGGCGCGACTTCTATCGACGCAAATGCTTGGGTTTCCACTGAAGGTACATCTGGCAGCCCAGTTGTCCCGTCTGCCAACAACGGTAACGTCGGAACAGCAGAGGCGTATTCGTTGTGCATCGTAAATGGCTATTTAGACGATGACCAGATTTCAAGCGCATCGTGTACGGGGTTGACTGTTGCTGGGGTTGCGAATGGAAGTCGAACATTTATCATTTTCACGTTTGCAAGCTCCTTAATGGTTGGCTATGCAGTCATTCCAAACGCAGGGACGACTGCGCCCGCAGGAGCTGGGAACACTTGGACAACTGGAGTCAGCGATGATTGGAACTCGACAGCTTGGTATATCAGGCCAAGCTGATCGCTAATTAAGATGATCCAGTTGTTTTTCTAAGCCTTATGAAACGCCCTGACCCAATGATTTCTGCCAAGCCTGGAGCGGAAGACGTTCCAGCGATGCGTAATAGGCAAGCGTGGATAGAAGCCCTTTACAAGTATGAAGGTCGCGACGATAAGGACCATCCGATGCACGGTCTATACACAGGGCTAATGAACAAACATTTCAATACGATGAACGTTAATGGCTAAACCGAGCGGTTCATCTGAGGTTGATTTTGTCAAAGGCAAACCTAAAAAAACCCGTCAAGGAAATGGTAAGCATTCCAAACCGTCCCATGGAAGAAAGCCATTAAGGGGTCAGGGCAAGTAAGATCTAAGTGGTTTTGCTTAGTTTCATGATCAAGTCTTTATCTTGCGTCGCTGGCGCTTTTGTTTTTGGAGCGGCTGCGGCTGTTGCTGGTCCTTATGCAAACGTTGAAGCAAACGCCGGTTGGGTCGGTTCCGACTATTCAGGCAACGTAACCGAGGCTGCTCTTGGTTACGAGCACAGCGAAGGCCCTTATAGCCTCTACATTCAAGGCGGTCCTGCTTTTGTTTCTGTAGACGGTCAAGAGTCAGAGCTTGAGTTTTCTGGCAAGCTTGGTGGTTCCGTTTCCGCTTCTGACAATCTTTCTGTTTACGCAGAGCTTGCTGGCATTACTGGTGATTTTGACAACGCCTATAGCGGCAAGCTTGGGGCGAAGTACAGTTTCTGATCTATAGTCGAATTGATCGAGTGTCGGGCTCGGTTAGTTGATGGAGATTGCCCCTAGTATTCTCACACTGCTAGGGGTTTTTTCATGCAAGGCATTTTTAACACGCTTGCGTTCTTGTCGTTTGCAATGTCTGGAGCGTTGGTAGGCGGCAGCATATATGCGTATAGCAAGCTGCCAGAGCTGAAACAACAAGCAATGGAAGAGGCCAAGGCTCTGGTCGGTGAGGTAGTTTCTGGAGCGGTGACGGATGCGATGCCTGGGCAAGTCAAAGAGATGATGCCTGCACTCCCAACTGAAACCGGTCCTGCTTTGCCTTTTTGATGTCTGATCCAGTAAATAGTCCTGCCCATTACGCAAGCGGCGCTATCGAATGTATTGATGCCATCGAGGCGTCAATGACAGCTGAAGAGTTTCAAGGCTATTGCAAGGGAAATCTAATAAAGTACAGCTGGCGCTATCGGAACAAGGGTGGCGTTCAGGATTTAGGAAAAGCCAGATGGTATCTGGATCGGTTAATCGCAAGTTGGCAGGGAAATGCCTGAAATTCGCACTATTGGGATCAATGACATTTCTGGTTGGTGGTCAGACATTCCTGCTCCACTGTCGATTCCAAATGCTCCTCCGGTGACGGTAGACATTGGCGTTCCAATCATTGACTTGCCTAGTTTTAATCCGTTGGACTACAGGCCAACTGAGTTAGTGGTTGATCCAGTTAGTCCGACTCCACAGCCTTCTCCTCCTGAGACACCAGAGTTGCCATCGCCAGCTGCGTTTAGTCTTCCCAAGAAAAAGGCGGCAATTGACGAGGATCCGAGATGTCCTCCTCTTAGAGCCAAAGAGGTTGGTACGGTTATTCAAGGTGGTAAGCAAGTAATTTCGGGCTATGAGATTCAGGACGGTAAGTGCGTCGTCCTATATGAATCAATTCCATTGCCTGAACAAGTTATAGCAGCTGTGCCTTCGTTGCCTCAAGTTACGACTGTAGGAATTACCGCAATGGTTGGTGTTTCGGCTGGCTTAGCAACGCCAATAGTGCTCAAGGCTGTAAAGCCTGCAATCAAAAAATTTGCAAAAAGGATCGAAAAAGTACTGGGTCGTGAAAGCGGAATTTTGTCTGTTAGCGAGAGACGCGCTCTACAGAGGACGTTACGGGGATAGCGTGCTTATGAGGTAAAACTTGACCGGGTTTAGGCGTGATTACAACGTCCGCGCAAACCCTGTAGTAAGGAGATTTAGGGTGAAAACTTATACCCTTAAGTCTTAGTTCTCCACAGTTTTTAAGCCGTGCAATTTCATACTCTAGTCTTCGAGTCTCAATGCTCTGTTGATTTAATTTTATACTTGTATCTACCATTGCCTTACATCTCTCTTGCAGTCCACCGTCAAGTGGAACAGTTACTTGTAACGAAAGTCCTCCGCTCCAGTTGAGAGAATCTTTTTGGCCCGTTCTTGTTGGCATTGTGTATAACACGGACCCTGGATTGTCGAGTACCCCATCATCATTAAGGTCAGAAATATCATATACAGGATCATCATAATAAGCCTCATACGGAAGCTGCCAAGATTTGGATCGGTTGACATAGGGAGTTACCGTCAAGGTTGGCCCCTGGCATTGAATGCCATTGCCGTAAGAGTTGGTTAGGTGTTGGGACGGAGCGATCATCACCGCTTGATTCGTTACCGAACCAGATGAAGTTGCGGTAGGGGAAGCAGTTGCAGAAACGCCACCAACGTTTTGTGCGTTAGCTGGAGCTGCTAGAACTATTGCGAGAAGGTAGAGATGGTGTCTGTGATTTGATTTATTTCGGTAACGCGCTGAATTGTCGTTACGTTCGACAACCCTGGCCCTGCGTAAGTTTCGACAAATTGAAACGACTGACCAGGGTTGACGATTTGCCAGTCTGGCTTGTTGTCCACGTCGAGAGCTGACCATTGGTTGAGACTTGTAGTTCCTGGGGTAAGACTGGCGTCGTTGACAGGGCTAATGTTGCTGCCACTAACGGAATATTGCCAGCCAGTGCCGTATGACTCGCTGACAATTGTTTCCGTAACGTTACTGGTTGTTTCAGTGTGTGAAGTCATGCTACCTGTCGAAAAGTTTGGAACGACAGGTACGCCCTCAGCTTTCTCAGCAAAAATTAAGCCATCCATGGCTAGGCTAAAAAAGAGCACGAGTAAACACTTCATCAGTCAATGCTCAATTCAGTAACAATTTGACCTATTGCAGATGTTCCAGCCCCGCCAGCCGTCACGGTTAAACCGTTATCAGAGGCAACGGTTCCGGCCAGTGAGCCAGCGACACCGCCAGAAGTTGTCGTCGTTCGACCAAGTGTTGGAAGTGTTTGGACTACTCCAGCTGATACAGAGCCTCCAGAGAGTGTGGCGTCGCCTTGTAGAAACGATTCACTAAAGCTAAAAGCATTTGCTGGCGTGGTAACGCTGTATTCGGCTGCTGTATAGCCAACGCCTGAACCAGAAGTTAAGGAATCAAGGCCACCAGCGGTGTCGAGCGTAATGTTTGAGCCAGAAACGGCGTAGCTGCTGCCAATACGCTCAGCAATAGAACCTGCTCCATCAACCTGTAGTTGAACAGAGCTTTGAATCCTGTGCGTCATATCAGCATGAGCGGCTGAAGCGGAAAAAAGCGCAATCGCTAAAAAGGCAAGCCGTTTCATTTTGGTAACGAGCCGTTAGATGAATCAATTTTAGGCGGTGTCTTCTTCTGTTGATTAGCGGCTTTGCGTTCAATACCGAAAGAGGCCATCGCGCCAGTTAGCAAACTGGCGACAAAGGTGTTGTCCATTTTCATCTGAGGGAACAGCCCTAAGTAAGAAACGGTCAGCAAGGTTGCGCTCCACAGGAGCACAGCGCATTTAACTAGGTCTGCAACGGAGATCCCGTCTTTTTCCTCTTGGTTTTCTTGCGTTTCTGCCATGATGAGTTGGCCTCGTTGGTTGGTGGTGCTTGAGCTGCTTGCTGCTGTCGCTGGAGCGTCAATCGGGGTTGCCGGGTTGCAGATCGTTGGCGCAAACCGTCAAAGCCAAACTGGTCGTGATTCCTTGGTACGGCTGACAAGTGCTGTTGATAATTTAGCGACCAGGATGGACGTTTTGCATACTGACCTCAGATTGCGGGATCAGGAAATTTTTGCTCGGATCAGTGAGCTGGAACGTTGTGTAGCAAGGTTGGAGGGTCATAGCGACCGCAACTAGACTTTGAGCAGTAGCAGAAATTCAATGGTGTTTCTCGTCCGTCCAATACTGTTTTCGTTTTTGAGGGGCAAGGCAGTCAAGAATTTAATTGTTGACCTTTTAACTGCCTATGCTGAAACGACTGATAACACTGTTGATGATCACGTTGTTGCGTACGTGAAACAAGCTTTGTTTCCGACGACTCGAAATGAGAATTGATTCGGCTTGGGCTCTGGTTAGCGGTTTTTTCCTGCTAGGTACATTGGCCGCTGTCGTTCTTGGTTCTGCTGGATTTTTGTTTTTGTCTGGGTATCATGCAGGATTGACTCAATGTCCGAAGCCTGTGCTCAGGCAATGAATCGTTTTTTTATGGTGCTCACGCTGCTGCCTTTTTTTTCTCATTTTCGTGGAACTCCCCATCAGTTGGCTGCCATAAAAGAATTGGAGGATGCGTTGCCTGAAGAGTTGTTGAAAGAAGATGCGGCTTGGTTTGAGGCATGGAAGGTAAGTGGAATATCTCAACAGACTGTCGTTCCTTATTTCCATCAGCTAGACAACAAGGGTGGAAGGGGTTACAGGGAATGCTTTAGCTCTTCCTCTGCAATGGTTGCCGCTTTTTACGGAAAGGTAAAAACCGATGATCAATACAACCTGATTAGGGAGAGATTTGGCGATACGACAAGCATTGAAGCTCAAATTAGTGCGTTGAGAAGTTTGAATTTACATGCTGAATTTAGACAAGATGGCGATGAGAATTTAATTGAAGCCGAGTTGGCGGCAGGTCGTCCGGTCATGGTTGGTTGGCTTCATCACGGTGATATGAGCAGAGGTGAACCACCGATGTGCGACAGCTATGGTTGTGGGCATTGGAGCGTAATTGTCGGTTTTGATAAGGACGATTGGATTATGCACGACCCAAGGGGATTGCCAAACATTGAAGGAGGAGGTCATTCAGGTCGTTATGGCGGCAAGAATGCAAGAGTGCTTCGTAGCGCGTTCCAGCAACGCTGGGAGATTGAGGGCGCTGGAACGGGCTGGGTAATTTTGGTTGACGATGAGTAAGCTGACGTTTTAATTGGCTTGTATGGCAGTTCTGTGCGATTACGAGATTGGGGATTTGTGCAGCGCCTGCCAAATGGTTTGGCCTTTCGCTCCAGAGTTGCTAAATCCAGCAAGCTTGGATCTTCGTCTTGGCCATCGTTTAATGATTGAAGTCAGCGATAAGCGTGAGTTAGTCGAAATTGATATATCGGACAGGACGGAGGAAGATCCGTATTATTTAGCGCCTAGTGAATTTGTACTGGCTGAAACGGTTGAAACGTTTAATCTGCCTGACGACATCTCTGCGCAATTCGTTTTGAAGTCAAGCCGTGCAAGAGATGGGTTTACCCACGCATTGGCCGGATGGTGTGATCCTGGCTGGCATGGGAGCAAGCTGACTCTTGAGTTGAAGAATGAAAGGCGTTATCACGGTTTGCATCTGTATCCGAATCTAAGGATTGGTCAGATGGTGTTTCACCGAATGAGCAACGTTCCACAGCTCAGCTATGCGGTCACAGGCCATTACAACAATCATTTGAAGGTAATGCCGTCTGTTGCCGCCTAATGGGTCTGTATTGGCTGTGGAGTTATTTGATTGCTTTCTGGTCAACGGTTGTTGTCAATTGTGCCAAGCCGGTCAATTGGGATAGCTGTTGGCCACCACAAGAGTGGCTAGTTCCTGC